TTTGCTAATTGTCCACCAAAGTAGAACTCAACTATCATTGTTGCCCACTTGAATATTTCATCAAATTTATATAGTCCGTCTACTGTTTTAAATTCTGTACCACCGCCCCATTCAAAAAACAAAAAACTAGATTTAGGAATGTCTACTGGTATTACAGTTTGTATATCAAATAAACCTGCTATTGGATATATTGCAACTAATGCTAATACAGCAAACATTAGTATTCTTCGATTCCAAGCAGCCATAGGTGATTCTTTATTAGACTGCTCTCTCGCTTTATCAATTTCTACAGACTTAGCTGTTAGTGCTTCAAGCATAAGTTGATGTTGCTCATGTGCTTGTTGTGATTTAATAGCTGTAAGTTTTGAAAAAAAACCTAAACCTATTGGTATTAAATGAGTAAGTAAACTAATCAAATTTTCCACCCTTGACTAGCAGCCCATAAGTAAACTAAACCAGCAACTAGTAATGCTAGTATTGCTTTTAGACTTAGTTTACCAAACTCAGAGAATTTATCTTCTAACCATTCAGTTAGTCCTTCTTTAATAGCTTCTTTGGTTTCTTTTGGACTAGGCTTCATATTAAAATAATATTGGTTTTGGTGTATAGAAATTAGCAGCATCATCTTCAGGTATCATATAACCAGCACCATTACCCCAAGTAAAGCAAGAACCATTATCCATTAATGCAGTAAATCCTGATGTAGAAGCATATCCTTGACAAGATATATCAACTACATTTCCTTGTAGTCCTTCAATTTCTGTAAATACATTATAAACATTACCTGTTTGTCCTTGTCCTATTTGACCATGTCCGTTGTACCCACAGGCATACATTTTACCTTCTGAAGTCATACAAGCTGAAATACCATAAACACCACCACCGCCACAAAGTACTTTGGTTACAGTAAATGGATTACTTGCTGCTGATAATGTTTGATTAGCATAACTTCCATCTGCTTGTTTTAATCTAAATTGAGATTCAGCATAAGTAGAAGTAGCAGTTGTACTATCATGTCCAAGTTGACCATAGGCATTATAACCAGATGCCCAAACAGTACCATCTGTTCTTATAACTAAAGAGTGATGATTATTTGTAGTACATTTACTAACAGATACTGCTGTTACATTAGCAAGAACATTAGTTGGTTGATAATAATTACCAGCAACTCCACCTCTGCCTAAGAAACCTGTAGTATCAGTTCCCCAAGTCCATAAGTTATTAGATGAGTCAATTGCATGAACTCCCTCATGAGAATATGCTGCTACTTTGCTAATAGTTACACCATTAGTTGTCCCTACTGTTGGCACAATAGTTGGTGATGTTTGTGCTGTAGTATTATTTTCTCCATGCTGATAAAATGCTGCATAGCCTGTGTGATATAAATCTCCACCAGCTGTAAGAGTCATCAAAGAAGGTGTTGTGCTTCCTGACAAATGTATTGATGCTGCTTTTAAAGAAGCACTTGTACCAAATGTTGGGTATGTTTTAAATTCATACTGAACTGCAGTACCAGATTGTCCCATCATTCCATGAGCATTATATCCTGTACCATAAACATAACCATCTTCATCTCTAACAATAGTAGCATCACTAGCACCATCCGTTGCATAAGGTAAAGCAAGTTGTACAATTTTCTTTCTTGATGCTTCCGTTGTTAAATGACCAATACCACCCGAATTATTAGTTCTTGTTGAAATATTTACAGGGACTCCCTTTCTACCATCAAAAGGTCCTCCTGCTGTTGCATTACCTATACCCATACTACCTACAAGGTTTCTACCCCATGTCCATAAATGTTTGTTTTTATCAATACAAGCACCAGTAGAATTATAGTTTTGAAGAAAGTTACCTGATACATTTTCTATTCCTGGGAATGACTGTGGAAAGGCTACATTAATTGGTTGGCTTCTATTACTAGCAAGATAACCAATACCACCTTTATAGCCAGAGTTAGTTCCCCACCATCTTAAAGAACCATCAGTCATCTGTACCATATTTGATGCAAGTGAACCACCACTGTCTGCTCTTAGTTGAGCTACCTTAGTTCCTGACCTAACATCTTCTGCTGACCAAATTGGTAACAATGTAGATTCATCAATTTTAAGAATTTGATTTTCACTTCCAACAGGTAAGCTTACTAAAGATGTACCATCATAATATAATATGTCCCCCTCAACACTGCCAGTGAAATCTACTCCTTGTGTAAATTGATTCCAAGCAGATGCAATAGCTACTGTTGTAGAAGCTGCTGCTGTAGGAGCAGTACCACCCATACCTGAATGAGCAAAACAATAATAGTAAAGATTAGGTGCACTTATTGGAACAACTATTTGAATGTATCTATCTGTTGCAGAAGTAAATGCAGACCCAGTCCAATCAGAGTAAGGAACTACTGAACCACCTATATAATATGTAACACCACTTGTGTAGGCAGCACCACCACCGTGAGTTCCATCAGATGTTGAGCTAAATAAAAGAGGATGTGTATTATTAGACGCATCATTTTGATAAATCTTATATGTCTTACCTTCAATTAGTTTTAAGTATCTTTGTTTAGTATAAGTACCTGAACCATTAGTAACATCTACATAAAAGTAGTTAGCTCCACCATCAGCTTGTACTTTAACATAGTATTCTTCAGTACCTGTACCAGGAACTCTTGTTACTGTTGCTGGAACTACTCCTGATGTACCATCTGTTACACAAACGTAAGTAGTTCCGTTATATGAAACTACATCCTGTGCATTATAAGTTGTTCCGCCAGCATAAGCCGCCTTCCAACTAAATTTAACTTTACCTAACGAAACTGTTGCCATTACTTTCTCCTATTAAAATAGTACTTTTTTAGGGACGTAGCAATTATAACTATCATCCTCATTGTTCATTTGATTACCACCATAACCTACTGTGTAAACATTCCCATCTTCTCCAAGTAAAGCAAAGTTAAGGTAATTAGTTGAATCGAGTAAACTACCTGCTATATCGTAGTCAACTATTTTTTCAGGAACTGCCATTGCTGGAATACCATCTGTTTGATATAATCCTGGGTCTATATCAGTTGGCGTAGCTTGTCCAATACCTGCTTGTCCTAAATCATTGCGTCCCCAAACATACATATAGCCATCTGTTGTTAAACTTGACATAGTTCTACCATAGTTTTGTCCATGAACATGAAATTTAGATTTACTGAATACATCATTACCTGCATGTAAATGTTTATTTGTTTGGTCTACTCCATTTTCTGTACTAAATTTAATTTTGTTAAATCCACCACCAGTACCTGTGCCTGAACCATTTAATTGTGAAGCCCCACCACCAAGAAAAGAACTTCCATAAGTAGCACCAACACTCCAAATTTCTCCTTGAGCAGTTAAACCATAAGTTGAACCATATCCTCCATTTCTTCCATGTAAATCAACAAACCCACCTACAGTAACTCCTCCTGCACTACCACCATAGGCAGCAGCTCCTCCAAATATTTTTTGTCCATCATCTGAAGTTACTTGTCCAGCACCACCTATTGTAGGAAGANCTAGTCCAGGGTTAACAGCAAAGTCAGTAGAGCCTGTTGGATTATTACCAGCAACCCATCCTCTACCTGTTGTATCTAAAACCATACGCCTACCCATATATTGTACACCAGCAGTTACATGATAATCACTGTCATACATTCTAACAAGACTATAAGTATTTCCCGGGATTCCTATGTATTCTTCAAAACCTGAGTATTCATTTTTACTTGATAATGCCCAAGTAGCAACTCCAACTGAGTATAACTTTCCTAAAGTATCTATAACATAAACAGCAGGGGTATTTGTACAAGCTGGGAATATATGTTTTTGTCTTATTGCTGGCATTGGCAAACCATTAGCTAATGTAGTAATTTTAGTTGGTTTGTATTGTGGAGTTACTACACCATCACGACCACACTGACCATTTGCATTAACTCCCCAACTATAGATAGCTCCTGCATCATCTTGTGCATACATTACAGTTTTTCCATCACCTATATTTTGGTCTAAATCCCCAGTCATGAAAGTAATTTTTTTACCTTCCATGTCAGTACCTTTGCTAATGTCTGTTATTTTATATCTAGCTGCTACACCATAGTCAGAGTTCCATGCCCACCCTCCATAGATAGGGTCTCCACCAGAGGCATATAAAACACCATCTTGGTCTATAATATATATGTTAAGTCCTAAACTAAAAGCATCTACTACATTTTTACCTTTAGGCATAGGAACTGTACATGGTTGCATATTAGAAGCAGCAATATTACCTAAACCTGATTGACCACTTGTTTGTAATCCCCAAACTCTTAATGTGCCATCACTCATAATAGCACCATGATAATAGGCATAGGTATAGCTTTCACTTGGTCTTATGTGTCTCATTAATTTTATTGCTTTAGTACCTGACCTTTCTCCAGAGTGTCTAAATTCAACTGTATCTTCTTTTGAATGTAAGCTTGTACCTCTAGTACCAGTTACTCCTCCAGATAAAGAGTTAGTAACAACCTCACCTTTTGTTGTAGCTGCTTGTTGAGCTTCTGTAAAAATAACCCAAGCACCATTTAAATATGAATATACTCCTCCCTCTTTAGCTACTACATCATAATTTATATATGTGTTTGAAGCATTATAGTCACCCTTCCATCGGTAACCTAGTTTTGTATAATCTATAAATTGTTGAGTCATTCTATTTACCTTATATTGTTAGTTTTAATTCATTGTCTACAATAGACAACGTTACAGAACCAGCTAACAACCAGCTATTAAAATCAGATACAGATACATCTGCACCAGAAGAACCTTCTGTTGTTAAATTTAATAATCCAGCGTCTGATATCTTTAATCCATAAAAAGTTTCAGTAGCACTACCACCACCACCACCACCAATTGAACCCCAAGCCCCGTCTGAGTATCCTTCAAAACCCTCGGTAGTAGAGTTATATCTAAACATTCCTGTTGCAGGAGATGCTGTTCTTTGTGCTGTTGTGCCTGTAGGTACTTTAAGAGAACCTGTGCCTGCTAAAGCAATATCAGCAGGTGCATATACTGCAGTTTTAATTTGAGCAGTAGTAACCTTTTTAGAAGTACCTGCTTCATTAATTTCAAATTCATTAGCATCTACTACTGTAGAGGCTGCTGGTAATCCTGATACTTTTATATATGCCATGTTATAATACCCTTGTCCAAGTTGTTCCTACTTTTTTATAAATTTCATCTGGAATTTTCCAGCCTCCTCCATGATGTACATATGGTACACTGTCTTTCCATGTACCTGAATGTTTTACATACATGTCCATAGAAGGTGTAATAAAACCTTCAGTTACTCTAGTGTCTCCAGCTTCTGTTAACCGAGTATCACCACTTTCTACTATTCTAATATATTCTAATGCCACTAGGTTACCTTAAACCAAATATCTCCATCTGAACCACCAGTTGGGTCTAGTGTACTAATTGTTACTCTGTCAATTAAAGATAGATAATTATTATATATAGTAGTCATTTCTGCTACATAATCTACTCCATCTATAGTAATTGTACCTGTACCTACAATAGATAGATTCTTAACATTAAGTAAGTTATTACTATTCATATCAAGGTCATTCTGCATGGAGTTAGGTTCTCCAGTAGGATTATCTCGATATAATACTTTTTGTTGGAACTCGTTTTCTATTGCGGTAAATGTAGTATTAAATGTAGTATTACTAGCATAACCAGATGCAATGGTAGGTAGGTCAATTTTAGCCACGTTTTTTCCTCTTCGATTCTTTTTTTAGATTAGTCTTAGCTGCAACCTTACGCAGGTTCTTTTTAGTATTGTTTCTAGGGTTATTGTCTTTATGGTCTACTTGTCGAGGGTCTCCCTTCTTAAGACCTGCTTTCTTTCTAGCTGCATTACGTGAAGCTCTATCCTTTACTCTACCTGGTTTCTTTTTCTTTTCCCAGTTAAGTTCTTTCTTATAATCTCTTTTACCTTTAGTTTGGTAGGGCATTAGAGTTTTTGATAAGGTAATATTACATCATCATTCTGTATTTCTGTATTAGACATTCCTAGACCAGAGGTATCACTAAAAGACGCTGCACCTATTAATGATTGTTTATTTGTGCTTTGTTCTGGTTGTCTAGCCATACCAGATTCGTCATTTGTTAGTATTGTTCTAGCTGGTCCAAATCTAAGAGGGTCTAGTTCCATATTATATTCCTGTATATAATGTTATTAAAAAAAGTATTACTGGTGTTATTGGCATAACAGTAATAAAAGCTAAAAAAGTAAGTGTTGTCTTCAAAATTTATTTAATGCCTTTTTTATTTTGTCAAGTACCATAGGTATTAATCTCATTCCTGAATAACCTATAAAAAAAGCTAGAGCAGGCTCAAAAGAAGTATGTAAGTTAAATGTAACAACTAGCGGTGGTATTAAAAAAACTATAGATGCTAGTGCTATACATATATTATAAAATAGTTCTTGTCTTGCTTGTTTCCTATCAACTAGCCAATTGATATGCCCACCTCTTGATTTTCTTCCTTTTACTTTCTGTGTATTATAGTTGCACAATCCTCCGATTATACTTGCTATAATACATAGTGTATGCTCTAAGAGATAAGTCATTAGAATTCCTGTGTCCGTTGATGATATTAGCCATTACTTACTTACTACCTTTAAACCTATTCGTTCCAAGTCTGCTTGTCTATCCTTAGCAGCCCTTGCATCTGTTTTAAGTTCTCTTTCTACTTCTTCCTTGCTAGGTCTTCCTGCTCTCTTAGCATAACCTTTCTCTACAAGGTACTTAGCAGCCTGTAGACCTTTAGGGTCATCATCCAGACTATGCCTCATAATAGTTTTTATACCTTGTGCCTTTAATCTTATATCTAACTCATGTTGCCAGTCTTTTATCATTTCTTGTAGTTCTTTACTACCATTAACAACTTTTTGCCAATGTTCCCAAGAACCTAAGACATCTATAGCAAAGTCATATTCAAATCCAGGAGCATGCTCATAGGACATATATAACTTCTTCATAGACTTATACGTTACATCATCTCTAACGATGTCTTCAGCTTTATTAGTAAACAACGCAGGTTTATCTCCTGGATGGTTCCATTCCCAGAAAAGAGATAAAGTTCTATACCTACCTACACTGTCTGTAGATTTTAATTTTTCATTCATACTAATATTATAACATACTTATTAAAAAAAGTCAAGGGGTTTTTACACCCCTCTTAGATTACTTGTTCATTACGTACATAGTAACTTCAAAGCCAAATCTCATTTCTGTTGCGATAGGTTTAGTCCACATAGTGTGTCTCCTTAAGAGGTCGTTAAGAAAACAAGTTCTGATAAGATACTGCGTGTAAAGTTATCATTGATGTTGTTAATTATATCATGAAACATTGATACAGTCTGTATAACTAACTTTAAACAAACTAAAACAATTATATCAATATTTACATGATACTATAATAATATTATATCATATTTTAATACAAAAGTCAATAGGTAAAATGAAAATAATCTAAATAACCCCCCTGCTAAAACAATAATTTCTGCGAGATATTTATTTTGTGCAGTTCATCTATATGTAGTGCATCACAAACCCCCTCTGTAGGGGTAAATATAATAAATTCTACTAGGAAGACATATATATTTACTAGTTGCAGTGATTAATTGTAGACTATACCTCTCCTAAGTATATGAATTTATTAGATTTACTCAGAAAGAATAATCCAGAGTATGTATCCCTAATATAGTATGAATTAATCCCCTAATTCTTTATGAAATTAAGTACGACTATATGCTGAGTCTCGTAGTTGGTGTTCAATTTCGTGGACCCAGCAAGTTATCTACTTCTCACTCTAATCTTTCTGGTATCACTTAATACTGTATAGCATTGTCCTCAGTAAGTCATAACTTTCCGTAGCAGTTTAGAATCTCAACCATCGTCGTAAATTGCTAGAAACGAAGACAATGTTATGCAATAACAAGTAGTAAAGCCCAACAGAATTACCTTGTTTACCCACGATACTATTGATTGAATCAAAAAATAACCCACGCATTAGTTTTTGAATTACTCATTTAATCACGTAATACTCCTAAAATTTGTCGAATTGCACAGGATTAATAGTTTCATAGAACATGTATGATTGTAAAATTACTTCTGCTTATCATAAAAACGATGATAACCACAACTAATTGTACAATCACACATAACCTATGAACCTTTAATCCTGGCAATTACGCCAAATTATAGGAGTATTACAAATGAGTAATTCAAAAACAAATGCATTTTTTGATTCAATCAATAGTATCAAACAAGGTAAATCTGTTGGTCAACTACTTGTAATTGCAGAACAGTGTCTTGATTCTGCAATTTATCTAGCTGGTAGAGGTTCTAAACAGCAACGGGAAGTAATGACTGACATTGCGGATGCTATTTCAGAATTAAGAGAAACCAGAAAGAAAGAGTGGGAGCGCAGAGAAAATGCTGGCTCCCCTGAAATTGAAGCACCAACTACTTCAACATCAGCAGATGGTGGTAAGATTTCATAAAGAATTAGGGGATTAAGTTCCCCTTTTTTTTTGGCTAGCATACTATGTATTATAGTGGTCGGTCATAGAATCCGAGTAGTTTCCGTTAGCAGATAGTAACTTTTATTAATTTTTTGGAGTAAGTAACATGAATAGAGCAGATAGTATCTTATTAGTAGGTTGCATCATTAGTTTTATATTTATATATTTAGTAATAGATGGATATATAGTATCATTATAAGACTACTCAGTAATTTTTTATTCACCCCCATCGCAGGGCGAAGGGTGAATAAAAGAATTACCTTTTCTTTTTTAATTAATTAAGGAGTATATTATGTTTCTAGAATTATATAATAAATCAATCATGTCATTTAAGATAGCAGATGAGTTATCTGATGATGATTTTAGAACAGGGTGGCGTATTCGTAAGTATCTTAAAAATAAAGATGTAGATTATGTTAACTATGTAGCTAAGGTTCAAGAAGAAAATGATAAGGCTAACAATGAGCCCTTTATAGAACATGATTATAAAGTATATCAGTATGGTCCTGGTGTTTCTACTATAAAGCCTCATGCTAAAACAATATTTACTGATTGTAATGGATGGAGATATGATTATGAGCAGTTATAGTAAATGGTATAATCTAGGTTATGGTGTAGGTGCTGTTAATCTAGAAGAATTAAATAAGGCTTATTGTTTAGAGTTTTATAATATATATAGTAAGTTTCCTAGACCTAGTATATTACCTAGGGATACGCTGATTAATGAGATTAGAAAACTTCAGCAGATAGCAAAAGATACTAACGTTCCTCCGCTCACCTAGGGTGAGAGCGTCGTCTCTTTATTTTTATTAATTACATGGAGTATGTTATGGTAGTCAAAAATGTAACAAACAATCTATTCGATGTCTTCTGGAAAGATGGCTGGGATAATTGTGTTCGTGTTAAGAAAATAGGTTCAGACTTTAGAGTAGTCAAGGCATTCAAGCGACCACCTAAAGATGTCTTTCAATTTATCAAGAGGACTTGTCAATGAAACCAATTACTCATACAACATTTAAGAATACTTATACTGTTACTGACCCTAATTCATTGGTCAAACAAGGTGAGTTTCTAAATATTACAGAGGATTTGTATATCATTCGTTCTACTTACAAACGTAAAACTTATGTAGGTGCTAGTGATGAATATCCAAACGGATATGAATATACATATATTGATTGTTTCAAACTTATGTCTAAACAATACTCAGAAAATTTAGATGAACAAGGAGAGTATGATAGATGTTTAGTATCATGGAATGATGAACATATTTGGAACTTTCGTTATACAGAAGTAGATACTTACTGTAAAGATTTACTAACTCGTAGACATTCTGATAGTCGTGCTATGTTTGACGCATTGTATTACACAATTAATCCATTACAAATGCGTTACAATGATGGTAGATTAAAGTCAGGCTTTAAGAATCATCTTAAGCGTAGACTTAATGGTTTTGCTCAAGGTAGTAAAATAACAA